GCTTTGCCCTCCCGGCTTGACCGTAGGATCATCGAGCTTGCGTATCTCGGGCCAAAGGAGCCGGAGCGCCGGAGAGATTGGCTCACCCGGCCGACATGGTATGCGGTGGCCAAGTCACTGGGCGTATCGGAAGCGCATGCGCGCAAGCAGGCCGACCGGGTCATACAGCAGCTCGCGGGTATGATCGATCAAGTGACGATGGATTTCTGAAAAAAGTGTCCGCTTTGTACCGTTTTGAACCGGAATTTACCGCTTCGATCCGTTTTTTACCGTTTTGTTTCGTTGCAATCCGCTTTTACACGGCGTATAATATAATCAGTGAAATATACAGAGAGGCAAGCAGACGCTTGTCTCTTTTCTTTTTCGAGAGGAGGCGGACAAGACGAAAAGCAAGACATACGAGGAATTCGTCGAAAAATTCAAGCCTAAAAAGACGACAGACGACTGCATGACGCCTCCACTGGTGTATAACGCAGTAAAAAGCTGGGCGTGCGCAGAATACGGGATTGATCCGGAATCCATCGTGCGGCCGTTTTGGCCGGGCGGAGATTACGAGCGTTTTGAGTATCCGAAAGGGGGCGTAGTGCTGGACAACCCGCCGTTTTCCATCCTGTCGAAAATCTGCGCGTTTTATCTTGATCGCGGCATTCCGTTCTTTCTGTTCGCGCCGTTGCTCACGGCCTTTTGTGGTAAGAGCGTCGTGATGCGGATGAACCACTTGATCTGCGATACCAACATCGAGTACGAAAACGGCGCTGTAGTGCGGACGGCGTTTGTCACAAGCTATGGCGGCGACATCGTGGCGCAGACGGCACCCGAGCTAGGCCGCGCGGTACAAGAGGCTATAGACAGACTGAAAGCCGAGAAAAACCGCAGCCTGCCAAAGTATGACTATCCGGACAATGTGGTCACCGCGGCGATGCTGGGAAGATATGCAAAGTACGGCATAGGCTTTAAGGTGCACCGCGATGAATGCACTTTGATTTCAAAGCTGGACGCACAGGCGGAGGCCGGAAAGGCTGTTTTCGGCGGTGGACTTTTGCTGTCTGACCGGAAAGCAAAAGAAAGAGCAGCAGCTGAAAGAATGGCAGCTGAAAAAGCAGCAGCCGAGAAAGCAGCAGCTCACAGGTGGAAGCTATCCGCTCGTGAACGAAAAATTATTGCCGGGCTCGGAAAGGCTGGCGCGCCATGAAAAGCACGATAGAATGCCCATACCCGACCGTGTGCGAGTATGACGCATACCGCAAGACCGGGAAGCATTTCTGCGAGCGTGTTGTCTGCCCGTATGCGTTCTGCGTCGCGCGGCTGATGGAGTGGCGGGATGCGTATCTGCGGGAGGCTGCGCAGGATAGTTCCGCGGCTATCCGGGACGGCCCGGAGCGTTTGGAGAGTGGCTGAAATGGCTGCTAGGCTGACAGACAAGCAGAAAAAGAAAATCATTGCAGACTACGTGGAAATGGGCAGCTATAACGCTGTAGCAAGAAAACACAAAGTTGCAGTGAGCACTGTAAAGCGCGTGTGCGAAAGATGTACAGAAACGAAACAAAAAGCAATACAGAAAAAAGAGCAAAACACTGCTGACATCCTCTCTCACATGGAAAGTCAGAAGGATGAGGTCATCAAGGTGCTGGACGAATATCTTGCCGCGATGCGTGATCCGGCGAAGATCAAGCGCGCTGGCGTTGTACAGCTTGCCACGGCGCTTGGTATCGTCATTGACAAGTACACGATGACCGCCAAGAACGAGCAGGCGATGCAGAAGCTCGATGAGGTCATGGAGAAAATCGGGGGCGTGATCTGATGTCGTTTACCCAAAAACAGCGGGAATTTCTCGACCACGCGAACCATCGCTGGAACATCAAGGAGGGTGCGACACGTTCGGGGAAAACCTACCTCGATTACTTTGTGATCCCGAAGCGCATCCGCCGGGTGGCGAGGCTTCCGGGGCTGGTGGTAATCCTCGGAAACACGAAGGGCACGTTGCAGCGCAACATCATCGAACCTTTGCAGGATATGTACGGCGCAGAGCTTGTCGGCAGCATCCGCAGCGACAACACGGCGATGCTTTTCGGCGAGCGGTGCTACTGCCTCGGCGCGGATAAAGCCAATCAGGTGGACCGCATCCGCGGTGCGTCGATCAAATACTGCTATGGCGACGAGGTGGCGACGTGGCACGAGGATGTTTTTACGATGCTCAAAAGCCGTTTGGACAAGCCCTACAGCCGGTTTGACGGCACGCTGAACCCGGAAAGCACCCAGCACTGGTTTAAAAAATTTTTGGAATCAGATGCGGATATTTACCGGCAGAGCTACACGATCGACGACAACCCCACACTGGACGCCGCTTTCGTGGAAAACCTCAAGCGCGAATACGCGGGTACAGTCTACTATGACCGCTATATTTTAGGGCGCTGGAAAGCGGCGGAAGGGGCGATTTATCGGCAGGTCGCGGACAATCCCGCTGATTTTGTGATTTACGACCCGCCGCCAGTCCTATTCGGGACCATCGGCGTGGACTTCGGCGGAAACGGCTCCGCTACAGCCTTTTGCTGCACAGGCTTCACGCCCGGTATGCGCGAGGTCGTGACGCTCAAGGAGCACTATAAAAAGAAGATCATTTCTCCGGCGGAGCTGGAGCGGGATTTCGTGGCGTTTGTACGGGAGTGCAGGCGCTGCTTTTCTTTCCCGATTACAGATGCCTACTGCGACAGTGCGGAGCAAACGCTCATACAGGGGCTGCGGACGGCGTGCGCGCGGGAAGGCGTGGGCATCACGATCCACAATGCGCGAAAGGGCGAGATCAACGAACGAATCCGCTTTTTTTGCAGGCTGCAAGCTGCGCGGCGGCACAAGATCATGTACGAATGCCGGCACACGCTGGAAGCGTTTCAAACGGCGGTATGGGATTCGAAGCACGTGACAAAGGACGTGCGGTTGGATGACGGCGCTTACAATATCGACAGCTTAGACGCGCAGGAGTATTCGGTGGAGCCGTACATGCGGCAGATTATATCGGTGTGGTGATGGCCATGTTTGAGAGAGTAAAAAGGGCGGTGAAAAGCTTGCTGCAAAGGACAGGCGCGGAAACGCAGATTTCCCGCGAGTTTAAGGATATTTTCGAGGTTGGTGGCGTCCCGGCTTTCAACCAGTTTTATTATTTCGGCATTTTCCCGTGGAAGTACATCTACCGCGGGTACTACAAGATATGGCACCGCATCGACGCGCCGACGATCGAAAATCCGTATGGCAAGCGTGATTTGGAGCGCATGGACGCGGCGAAAGCGGCGTGCGCGGAGCTGGCTGGTCTGATCTGGTCGGAGCAGTGCGAGGTGCACGTGAGCCAAGGGACGGGAGAGGCGCAGCCGCTCGACGACTTTGTGCACGATGTACTTGCAAAAAACGCGTTCTGGACGAAGATGCAGGAGCATATCGAGCAGTCGCTGGCGCTCGGCGGCGGCGCGATCAAGGCGTGGTACGAGGAGCGCTACGATTCCGCCGGAAACCCGATCCCCGGAAGCGGGGAAATCAAGCTGGGGTTCTGTATGGCGGACCAGTTCGTTCCGACGGCGTGGGACAATGCCAAGGTGACGGAGGGAGTTTTCATCAGCCGGCAGGCAAAAGGCGGTTACTACTACACCCGCCTGGAGTGGCACAAGTGGGACGGCCTGACGTACTGGATCACGAATGAGCTGTACCGCAGCGAAAAAAAGGAAGAAAGTTCGCAGGCTGAGGATTCCCCGCAAGCGGAGGAGCCGCAGGATATTCTCGGCTTTCGGTATCCGCTCAACACGATCTACCCGCTCTTGTCTGAGGCCACGCCGATGGAGGGGCTTTCCGGCAGCCTTTTCGCGTATTACCGCACGGCGCAGGCCAACAACATCGACGACAACAGCCCGCTGGGTGTGAGCATCTATGCGAATGCCATGAGCACGCTCAAGGCGCTGGACATCTGTTACGACAGCTTCATTCGCGAATTTGTGCTCGGAAAAAAGCGCATCATCGTGCCGGCGCAGTGTATCAACACGGTGGTAGACCCGGAGACGGGCGCCATGCGGCGGTATTTTGATGCGACCAGCGAAGTGTATGAGGCGCTTTCCACCGACAATCCGGACACGCTGAAAATCAGCGATAACACGATCGAGCTGCGCGTGGAAGAGCATGTGGCGGCGATCAACGCCTTTCTGTCCATCCTGTGCCTGCAGCTCGGATTTTCGGCGGGCACGTTCACCTTTGACCGGGCGCAGGGGCTGAAAACAGCGACGGAGGTCATCAGCGAAAACTCCAAGACCTACAAGACCATAAAGGGCCACCAGATGCAGATCAAAATGGCGATCGACCAGATCGTGAACGCGATCATACAGGTGGCTGCACTGTACGATGTGCAGTGGGAGGGCAAGAGCATCCGGGCGCTGGCTGCGCAGCCGTGGGAAAGCAAGGTCGTCTTTGACGATTCCATTTTGCAGGACCGGCAGACCAACATCAGCGAGGGAATTTTGCTCTGCGGAAACGGCCTGATGAGCAAGAAGCGGTTCCTTGTGGAGACGCTGGGCATGACAGAGGAGGAAGCGCTGCGCGAGCTGGAGGACATCCGGAACGAGGGCGCCGTATCCGGCGGCGTTCTGGATCAGCTCATGGTGGGCGGCGCAGAGTAGGCGCGTGGGAGGCTGACCGATGGCGAAGCTTGATAAAAACACGGCGCTGCGCCTGTCTGAGCCGGTGGAGGACGCGTATCTCGCGTGCATCGACCGGCTGATCGTCAATATAGCGAGGCATCTCGGGACGGGCAAGGCTTTCCGCACGGCGGACTGGGAGACGCGGAAACTGGCGGAGCTGGGGCAGCTTACACGGGAAAGCGCGCGCATTATCAACGAGGAGACACGGCGCGTGCCGGAGGAAATCCGTAAGGCGCTGGAAGAAGCCTCCAAAATCGCTTTAGACGACCTCGAAAAGGCGGTGCGGGAGGCGATCGCAAGAGGTGCGATTGAAGAAGCGCCGGCAAACAGCGTACTGAATCTGCTGCGCGATCTTTCGGAGCAGGCCGTGGACAGCGCGAATCTTGTCAACACGGTTATGCTGCAGTCGTGTCAGTCGGCCTATCTGCTGGCGGTCAACAACACGGTGCTGTGGGAAAATCAGATTTTGGATGCGGCAGCGGCGCAGAAGGCGCTGAACGAAGCGGCCACGGCTGTGACGCTCGGCACAGAGACGCGGCGGCAGGCGCTGCAAAAAGCCATTTCACAGATGGCGGACAATGGTATTTACGGCTTTGTCGACCGCGCGGGGCGGCACTGGTCGCCGGAAGCATACATGAACATGGACATCCGGACGACGGTGCATAATGCGGCGATCCAGTCCATACGCAGGCGGCAGGAGGACTATGGCAGCGATATTTTTCAGATCTCGTCGCATGCCGGCGCCCGTCCGCTCTGCTATCCTTATCAGGGAAAGTTTTACACATGGGGCAGCGGAAGCGGCACGTTTACGG